TCTACTTCTTCTTTAAAAGGTTTGCTAAAAAACTGAGTTCTTTCTAAACCCCTTTGTGCTATTGCCCTACCTATTACAAATGAAGCACTTTCTATATTTGCTTTTGTCTTAGCTAAAAACCTACCATCAGAACCTCTTAACTTTAAAGGTTTGTTTTTAATCCATTTAGCTACAACACCTTTTTTAATGTTATTCTTTTTAAATCTAAACGGACTTCCTTTACCTCTTGCACGTCCACTACCTTTAAAACCTCCTGATCCCTTTACACCTTCATCAACAAATTGCCAATACTTTTTAGCTTTACCAAAAACAAACTCTAACTCAACCCCTGTTTTACTTTTATTAACATTATAGTTAAATCCTTTTTCTAATCCTGCACTTTTAGTCCTTTTCTTTTTTTTCTTTAGAATACGTTTTCCTTTACGTACTACGTCAAAACCCATGCTTTGCATTGCTTGTATTGTGTTAGTAAAGTCCATTAGCTATTTGGTGTTATTGGTGCTATACATAGATTGTTAGGGTTATTAACATCAACATTAATAGTTGCAGACCATCCTGTTAGTATGTTATCAAAACGTGCTGTAAACGGCTCTGCTGAAATAGGAAGCTCTAAAACAACTTCATCATCAACCCAAGATGTAGAATATAAAGCGTGTTTAAATTCATTGATTACATCATGCAGTATTTGTAGATTCTCAGAATAAGTATCAATACGCCCTAGTCTTTGCTTATTAGGTGCATCACCTACTTCATCATTAATCATGTCTAAGACATATACTGTAAAAGAATAAGTCATAACGCCTGAATCAATAGTTACATTTCCAGGTTCTGCATACAGTATAACATAATCAGTAGCACCAAGTTTATTAATGTCTACTTCATCAAGTTCACCACTGTGAAAGCTGTTTATCATTAGATGCTTGTCTGCAATGGTTTCTAAAAATCCGACTACGTTTCTAAAAGTTATCATAATTGTTACGTTGTTTATTGCTGTAATCCTGTTTAAAAGATAAAAATGTTAATACCTCCATTACAGGGAGTTCTGTTATTTTATTTATGTTAAGTATGTTGTCTCCACATAAAACATATAGAGTATTATACCAACCCCACTTACTGTTCATTGTTACGCTTTTTGTGGTTTCTTTTCCTGTGCTTTCAAATAGCTGTGCGAACTGTGTGCTAATTGTTCGCCTAAAGTCAAAAAAAAACCTAAGCAACATAACGCTATATCCATTGGACAACCCTTAAATAAATCTTCTTTAAATTCATCAGGATCATAATTTTCAATAGCATATTTATTACCACTCTTAAACGTTATTTTTCTATATAGTATTGACATAATAATATGCAAGTTCTTTATTGGTTCTTTACAGTATTCTTCTAAGTCTATATATTCTCCTGTTGTAAGTTTACTTAAATTAGGAATAAACCCATACTGTTCGCCGTTAAACTCAAACCTTTTTCTAAACTTAGTCTTATCAGGTTCAGCATCAATCATCTTTTTTATTACGCCAATAATATCAATCATATCTTTATATTCCATCTGCTTCACTATATTAGGTTTTACTTCACATAACAAAGACAGTATTTTAATTGCTTTGTTTTTATCACTCCCTTTTGCTTCTTGTATCTCAACGTATCTCTGATATTTTTGTATTGTTATATCACACCATTCTGAAGGAATACTAAGCTTAATCTCTTTCATTACATATAAATATAAAAGTTTATAATTCGTTTTTTATTCTTTGTTCTGCTATTTCACAATACTCTTTACTAATCTCACTACCTATAAAATTTCTATTGTTTTTTAAACACATTTTAGCGGTTGTACCACTTCCCATAAAGCAATCATAAACTAAATCTCTTTCATTCGTCCAACTAACGATATGATCATTTACTAATTGTTCTGGAAAAATTGCGGGGTGTCCTTTTATTTTGTCAAATCCAACCTTATATGTCCATATGTTATTTCGTGGGCTGTATTTTGGGGTTATTTTATTTTTATTTTCTTGTTGTATTTTTTCACCTTCTTTATTGTAGTAACTGTATTTTCCATACCTAGATAGTTCTCCTGCGGTTTTATTCTTTTTGTCACAAATTAAGTTTGCTGTTTTAATTTTGTCTTTACAAAAAACAAACATATATTCAAAAATTTGTGTATATCTGTTTCCATTTCTTCTAGCAGGGAATGATGAAGTATGCTTTTGATATATTATTGTGTCGTGCAATTTAAATCCGCACTCTTTAAAATATAGTGCTTGTTTAAAACTTGTTCCTGTTTCACTACCTTTAATTGTAGCATCACCAACAACCCATACAACAACACCACCCTGTTTTGTTACCCTATATAATTCTTTTGCTATATTTTCAAATTCAAAACTATAACCCTTGTATGTTCTTAAATTGTCATAAGGGGGTGAGGTTACAGTTAAGTCTATAAAATTATCTTGCATTTTTGACATTGTGTCTAAGCAATTTTCGTTGTGTATTTTATTTATCATAATATATAGTATTTGCCACTGTGATTTATTGATAGTTTATTTAAACATAGATACCGCGTTGCGTCAATTAGATGGTCATTAACTTTAACAGGAGTATTTAAAACATCACCATTCTTGTCTGTTGCCCATTTATAACCTCTAAATTCTTTTATTGCATTTAAGCTATCTTTTGTTATATGCAGTTTATATCTACGCATTATATCAATACCTAGATGTATTCCTGCACCTTTCTTAGCAGGTTTTATATTGAACCCCTGCCTGTATACTTCTTCTATTGATTTAGGTTCTGCAGAATCAGCGACAATTTCTGATTGTCTATCTATCCTAAACTCTTTTAGTTTATTTGCCAAATCTCTATTAGTTAATCTCTTTTCATATAGCATCTCTTTAATGTATAAGTTATCATCAGATTGATATACAGCAACTAAAGCAGAAGGTGAATTAGTAAATCCAAAGTCTAAGCCATAACCTATTAACCTACCTTGAACATCATCTACTAATTCAAACTTTCTAAATATCATTGTTTGAACAGAACCAATTTCTCCAAGTCCATACACCTGCCAATAATCAGGATCAAGTTCTCTTAGTCTTTCAATCTCTGCAATAGTATCTTTATCCAAAAAAGGGTTTGCTTTATATGTTGATTTAATAAAAGTACAATCATCTCTAACTACTACTTTATCATATATCCAGGAATAAGGATCAGAAGGATTATAGTCTAAATAGATTTTGTCTGTAGTTCTAAGTATAAGCTGTTGCCAATCTTCATAAGTAAACTCATTAGCTTCATTAAGCCATAAATAATCACGTTTACGCCCTCTAATCTTTTGTGGTTGATCAACACTTATAAACTCTATTAGGTTGCCATTTAAGGCATAAGACAGTTCTGATTTATTATGATTTTCTTCTTTATATAATTCTAGTTCTTTGAGTATATTAAGGACATCACGATATGCTGTTCCTTTAAGTGCAGGGAGTGTTTTTCTGCATATAGTAAATACTTTGCCTGTTTCTTCTAAGCATTTAACAATAAACAACTGACACAGCGAATAAGTCTTGCTAGAACGAGTACCCCCCTGTAAGCACGTTATTCTAGTTTCTGACCTATACGCTTTGTGAAAGACATTTGTTGTATTAATCTTTGCCTGTGTCAATTACATTAATTTTTAGTTCAGTTAGTGGTTTACCACCTGTAGTTATATCTAGCTTTTCTGCATATCCTCTTTCTTTAGCTTTAGATTTTAGATAAAAGATTATACTTGTTTCTTTACCGCTAGATATATTCTTTATTAGCTGTCCTTCTACATAGTCAATCTGTGCTTCCTTAATGTCTTCTACTGCCTGTGCAAAATCTTTATCTTCACGCATATACCTATAGTATGTAGAACGGCTTATATTACCTGCCTTTTTACAAGCATGATAAATAAGTCCTTGCGTTTCTTGTAACGCCTTTAATAGTTTCTCTTTTTTATTCTGTGCCATTTGTATTATTTAAAGTGGTGATATATAGATTTAACTATTACTTTTAGTACACTTATATTCACCATTATTATTGTCCTTATTTTTAAATAAATCTCTTTCATTTAAATCTTTAATTTTCTTTCTAAATTCTTTTATCTTCTTTTTAGTGTCTATTTTTATACACCACATTTAATTGCTTTTTGTCCTGTAAACTGTTCCCATCTTTCTATAATTACATCACAGTATTTAGTATCTAATTCCATACCATAACAAGTTCTGTTTGTTTTTTCACACGCTATTAATGTTGTTCCACTTCCTA